CGGCCACGATTGCGAAATCGTCGTAATGTCCTTTTGCATCAGACTTTGCAGCGTGCCCTTGAGCGTGATCGTCGCCGCAAAGCGCCCGCCGCTTTTGATGCCGGCGAGCAAGCCGGCGTCTTCGATCACCATTTGGCCGATCGACTTCGGCGCCGTCGGCGTCGCCGGCCCGCGGTTTAGCTTTTCCTCGATCGCGTCGAGCCGCTTCGCCGCGTCGGTTGCGTACTTCGTCTGCAGGCTAACCATATCGTCGGTGAGCTTGCCGAGCTTTACAACGGTTTCCGACTGAGCGCCGCCGAGCTTCGTAAAGTCGTCGTGTAGTTGCGCGTACTGGCCTTTAAAGCCGGTCAAGATGCCCATTAACTTTTGCACATCGTCGCCGGTAACGGGATTGTTGTTAGGTTCCATGACGTAATTGCTCCATGCCGGCCGTGAGTTGATAGATCACGCCGGCCGTGTTGATAAGATCGTGGAAAGCCGCCGCCACTTTGGTATCCAGTAGCGTTTCCGGTTCAACGTCCCGTTGCCCCTTCAAAGAGAAAATGAGACACTTCGCCTCACTGTTAGAGAATCCGGCATCCCGCAAGATTCCCTCAATTTCGCGTTCGGTCAACCGTTCGCCGGCCGCTTTCACGCGGCCGATGCGCGCCCGTTGGTTCATCGGCACCGCGGCGAGCGAAAATTCGTAAACGTCCAAATCGGTCAAGTCGCGCACGCCGGTTTCGTTGTTGAATTTGGCGCCGTTTTCCGCGATGCCATAGCCGATCGAAAGCCCGAACGGTTGCTTGAGCTTCGCCGCGTGGACGGCGAGCGCGTGCGCGTTGCGGCCGTCGTCGGCCGCGAGCGTAAATTCTCCGAACACATGCAAGCCCTTGCCGTCTTCGTCGGCGCCCGTCGAGAATCCAACCGGCCGGCTCATGATATGGCCCATGAGAATCGGCCATTTGCCGCCCGTCGCCTCGATCGTGCGGGCGAAAGCGCCGCGTTTGATGCGATCGCCGCCAAGATCCACGTTACCGATTACGGCCGCGTGCCCTTCAAACTGGCCGGTTTCGCTCACTTCTTTGAAGTCGAGCGCGCAAACGAATGACTTTTTTTCGATCGTCGGCATAATGTTCTCCCCACCTTTGCGAATTAAAGCCCTCTGCAGAGCACCGCAACGGCTCAAACGGCCCGTCACAATCGCAGTTCATTTCTGGCTTGAAGCAGTGCTGACAGACTCTCAAACTCATTGCGGCCGGCCGTCGCCGGCGTCGAATACAAACGCCCGTTGCCGCTCGGACGCGGTCATCGGCGCATCTTTCACAAACTCGCCGGTATCGGTCCGAATATACGACTTGTAACCCGGCTCCGGTTTGTCAAACTCAATGCGGCATTCCACGTCGCGCATTTCGTACCGCAAATTGTACTTTGCCACGAGCTCGCCGGCCGCGAGATTCGCCGATTTGAGCTCGGCGCCATAGTGCGCGGCTTGCTCGGCCTTTTCGCGTTCGATGCTGTATACCTTCGCCGCGGCTTGCGCCATTCTGTCGGCGAGCTCGGCGAGCTCGACTTGCGTGAACGTGTGCTTGACCGATTCCGTTACCAGAATCTTTTCGTATGTCTTGATTGTGGTATCGGGCGCCGGCGCCGCACCAGGCGCCGCGGCCGGCGTCGTCTCACCAGGCGCCGCGATCGTCTCACCTTCGGCCGGTTTCGTCTCGCCCGTATCCGGCCGTTCGCCTCTTTTGCCCTTCATTGCTGTAACCTCCCGAACTCCATCGCGCAACGGCAATTAATGACATTCGACGCCCGCGCGCCGTGTTCGCCGTCGCCCGGATAATTCATAGCTTCGGCCGGTTCGTCCGGCTCGTAATCGTTGACGACGGCGAACGCCTCGCGTAACGGCCGGCGTTGCCCATGCGCCGACTTGTGCTGATCGCACGTCACGCCCTCGGCCCGCGGCGCCGCCCAAACCTTCACCCAACCCCGCAACGTTTGCACCGCGCCGGCGAGCGCGCCGAAATTGCCGGCCGCGTGTGATTCCGTCGAGCCGATCGTGGCGCCACGCCACACGGCCGCGGCTTCGGCGTCGTCGATAATCCGGCGCCCGATTTCGGCCGTCGTTTCGTTCGCCTCGCGGCCGTCGTCGATCGACTTTTGAATGGCCTTGCGCGACGTTTCCGCGATGCCGGCGCCGCGCGATCGCGCGTTGCGATCGAGATACAGGCGCGCCGCGCGATCGAAAACGCCGGCGTCTACTGCCGCGGCGCCGAGCGATTCGGCCGTGAGCACGCCGGCGCGCGTCACGGTTTCGAGCCAAACGAGCCCGAGATACGCCGCCCATGTGGAATCGAGCACTTCGCCGAGCGCCGCGGCTTCGCCGGCGCCGGCCGCAAACGCCCGAGCCGCTTTGCCGGCTTCGGCAACCAGGCGCGTATGCGCCGATCGCGACGCACCGCGGCCGGCTTGCGCCATGAAGTGATCGAACGCGCGATAAATCCGCGCGCTTTTAGCCGGCACTGCCATTAACATTACTTCGCGAAAAGCTCGCCCTCTTGCGTTTGCTGATGCTCGCCGCACCCCTTACAAAGCGTACGCTTGAGCTTGGTATCGTAGACGATCGGCGCATTCCGCGCGATCGCTCGGCCGCACTCGGCGCAATGGCCGGCGAAGCGCGCGACGGCCGTCTGCAGGCGCGATTTCATTGGAAAACCCCAACAACCTCAAGCGTGAGTTTGTTGCGCTTCAAGTCGTACCACTCGCCGGCGATTTCGACGGCCGTAAAGAGATACTGAGCGTTCGGCGTGGCGTTGTAGCTGATCATAGCCACGCGTTCAATGCCGAACTCCCGCATGATCGAGCGCGGCGCAAATTCGCCCGTTGTCGGCAAACCGAGCTCGGGAAGTTCCGGCATATCGTCAACCGGCCGGATTTCCTCAACGCGGCCGACGACGGTTCCGGCTTCGCCCGAGATTCGTACCCGTTGATTCGCCCGCAACGTCGTCACGATTTGCCCCCGCTCGGCAGAAAACCAGCACCGCTCAATTCGCCGTCTTGATTGCAATCGAACGCGGCGAAGTCTTCACCCGTAACGTGATCGTCCGCGACGGAAACGGCGCCCAAGTCAAAGCAATTCCCGTTTGGTTCTTCGTCCGCGGGAATCCGAACGACGATCGTTAGCCCGTCCGGTACGCCGCGAAGCTGCTTCCGTAATTGCCCGATCGTCACGGCTTGCCCCCTGCAGGCGCCGCGGCCGGCGCCGAGCCCGCCATATCCGCCGTAAGCTCGCGTTGCATTTCCGCAACGCGATAGTCTCGGAAACTGGCAATCACGTGCGCCGCGGCGCCCATTTCCACTTCTAATTGCTCCTGCAGGAATTTCACAAGCCACGATTCCGCCCGAGCCGACGCCGCGGCCTCAACGAGCGCGAGCGCGAGCCGTTGCGCGTCGAGCGGGTCTAACTGCGCCTCATAATCGCCGAGCCGTACGACGACTTTACCGCCCTCGGGCGATAGAATCGTTTCAACTTCAAACATGCTGGCCGGTGGACTGAGCACCGCGGACAGCAACGCCCGCACGTCGGCGATAAAGCGCGCGTCGAGCTCGGCATCGTTCGGGCGCCACGCCCGAATGAATCGCTGTAGTGCGTCGTTGTACCGCGGTTGAGCCATCTTAGGCGCCCGTCCGATCGAGCGGCATTAAGTTTGCCGGCGCATAGAACGTATCCCCCGGCTTCGCGTCACCGTACTCTAAATCGCTTCGCCCTTCGGCTTGCGTAATTAGTCCGCTCGTGAACAATTTTACAACGCGGTCCGTCGCCTCTTGGCGCGCGGCCGTGATCGCATCGAACGAATCTTTATCGAAGTCGAGCGGCGAACCGAGCGCGGCGCCGATTGTCCGGTTCCAGTCGCCGCGGAAGTGCTGTAAGAGCGGGATTACCGCCTCCATGTAGAGCGCCCGCCGCGCCTCTTGATAGTTGCTGTAAGTCTGCGTTTGCGCGTCGCCGATCAATTGCGACGGCACATGAAAGACGCTCGCGATATCGCGTTTGCTCAAAATCTGTTGCTCGGTAACGCCGGAATCAACGGGATTGAAGCCCATTTGATGCCATTTGGCATTTTCGAGAAACAATTCTTCGCCGGCCGACTTGCTCGATTTGATGCGCTCTTTCAACTGAGCAACTTGTGTGTCGCCCCATTCCGAATCTTCGCGCGCTTCGATCCAACCAGGCGAAAAGCCGCGTTGCAGCATCCGTTTTATGAGCGTGAGCCCTTCGTTTTCGGCGTCCACGCGCAAGAGCGCCGCTTGTAGCGGCGCCATGCCGTAAATATCATCGGTAGGATTGAATAGCTTGGAATGCGTGATGTTGTCTGTTGGCACGTTGCGCCGTTGCCCGTACGCCGTGACCGTCCACGAATCGACTAGCTGTGATTCGCTCATCTGCATGGCGACGGCACCAGGCGCCCGCACAACGGCCGTCAAGCGGTCCGGCCGTTGCAGGTAGAGCATTGACGGCTTGCCCGCCACGGCGTCGCCGGCGCGCTCGATTTCGATGTAGGTATTGCCGGAAATCAGGATGTAAGACAACCAGGCTTCAATGAAGCCGGCGCCGCCCGCTTTCGTCAAGAGCTCGATCGACGGCCGCGGATTCGTCACGAGCTTGATATGCCGCTCGCGCGCCTTTTCGTCGCCGCCGACTAAGAGCCCGTCGGCGCCG